CACGGTTCGGGTTGTCGGCTTTCTCGGCGTCAATCTCTGATTGCGCCACCATTTGCAGGAATCCGCCGGGGTATTTCGTAGCGTCCACAGGATGAGGCCATAGCATTGCGTTGGCTTGGAACCCGCTTCGCCCCCTGTATTCCCTCTGTGGCTTCCAGTTATCGAAGCCCTGCCGATGCGCCATGTTATAGCGATCTGCATCGGTGAGGAATGCGCGACACTTCGGGCACTCCATGACTGCCGTTTCCGTCTTGTCCTTGTCGTACCTGATTTGACTGCGGTGCATGACGTAAGGTTCACCGCCGCATTTTATGCACGTTGAGAACCATTGTTTGCCGTCTGTGTTTTGCAGCTTGTCATTGATTCTCGAGCCGCCACGGATTGAAGGGTACGACGCAAAGACGCGGATGGTGTCTGGATATTCGTCACCGCGTTTGTTGAAGATTGCGAGTTGGTCGCCTTCATCCGTTTGCGTCTCTCCGATTGCGTCGATTTCGTCGGCGTAAAGGAAGCTGCCCTTAGCCCTTCGCATGTCGCCCGGTGCATTTGCCCCGAAAAGGTCAATCAAACCCCCAGGAAAGGCTTTGTGCAGCAATGTCACCTGCCCCGTGCGCTGTTTGCTCGCACTGCCAAGGAAGTTCAGGCATGGCGTGGTGTCGAATAGTTCGCCGCATAAAATGTCTTTGCTAAACTTCTCGGCCTGTGAATTGGTGGGCCATAGCGAAAGGATTCTGCGCGGGGCTTGGTCAACGACATATCCGAGTGCCAGCAAGACAACGGTTGATTTCAGTCCGCGAGAGTAAAGCTGGAATGCCGTTTCAATGTTGCGCGGGTCAAAGATGGATTTGAACATACCGAGCGCATAAGGGCAGTAAGACCACTTGAACCGCCCGCCGTTCGGCAAGCGGTAAACCTCCTCTGCCCATACCTCTGGCGGAATCCTGCTCCACTCGGCAAAGCTCCGCCGCAGCGTGTCGGCCATGCTCGCAAGGTATGCGTTGCGGGATAGGTCATCCATTATTTCGTGATGGAGTCCCCTAGCCCCCGCAGTTCCGTGAATAGATCCGTGAGAAGTTCCGGCGTGAGCGTTTTGCCCACCTGCGCCTTGAGCAGCCCTGCCACATTGGAAAATACCCTGTCGTTTACGGCCTCGATGTCGTCCAGCGGGATTCTGTCCTTGCGGGTGCATTCCATTTCCAGAGTGATTTGATCCCTTCGCGCAACGGTGAGCTGACGTTGAGCTTCTGCTGTGTCGATGAACTCGCCCTCTCCGGTGTTGGAGCCGCGTAGGTAAATGGCCTCAAGTGCGGCTTTGGAGTCGTACAGTTTCGCGCCCTTCGTTCCCTCTGTGAATTTTACACCATCAAGCCGCTTGCCGATGGTTTCACGGGTTTTGCCGCAATACTCGGACAGTTGTTTTACAGAGAGCGTTGGCATTTCGTGGTGCTGTCTTTCATGGGGATGTAATATCTAGGAACTATTGGCGTCGCGGAACCTGTACAGGGGCATTCTCAAATTTGAGAACCTATCGTAGGGGCTCTCATTTCTTAGAGTCGCAGTTCTGAGAGTTGCGAGTCTCACGCTTGAGAGTCGACTCGCATTCGTGCGAGTCACAACCTAATCCCCGCCCCAAGCGCACGCTCGCACACGCATGCGATCCAGTTGGCAACGGTTCGGTTGCTATCCTTGGCAGCGTCGTGAATGGCTTGCAGGTTCGGTTGCGTGAATCGCAGCGTGGTTTTGTACGCTGTACGGATTGGCTTACGGCTTGGCTTTGTGTGTGGTGTACTCATATTGACTTGCACAGTTGCACGGCATCCTTGAACTGTCAACGGCTTTGTTTCGGATTACCCAAATACCTCCTCGTCCGTTGCCGTCCATATGGTCTTTCCAACCTTAACGCGATGTCGTCCATCGGCTCCTAGCCGTTCATAGGTGCCGTCCTGCCACTTGAGATAACCGCCTGCACGGGTCTTGATTGGTTGGCCTGGTCGGAATTGTTTCTTGGCTGGTGCTGGTTCGTTCATGGTTCGGATAGTGTGGCGGATGGTTGCGTGACAGTCAACGGCGCGGGCGCGGAATTGGTTGATTTCAAAGACATTGGGTTTGAATGAAAGGATGGATTATCGCACCGGTCTCATTACTCCATTGTCCATCGTGTAATACTTGGCATCATTCTTTTTCGGTGCTTTCTTGATTTTCTTATCCAGCCCGATGAGCAACCCTCGCCAGTTGCTCAAGCATCCCTCTTTGTGGAGTCTCTCTATTGCATCCATCGCCCTGTCCAGTGATACGTGCGTTATGCCCTGCTCTGCGATGAACTGCCTTACTTCCTTCCAGTGCGGGATTGCTGATTTTGTTTCCGAAAAAACTGCGCCAGCAGATTCTTTAGATTCTTTAGACTCTTCAATACATGGTACAATCTTAGTAGCGGCATTTAACCGTAGCGGTGTTTTTCCGCTACGGTGAGTTTTCGCTACGGTGGGAACGTGTCGGATTTTGGGTGATTCGTGGAGGATATAGCGGGTCGCGGCGAACTTTCCTTGCGCCCTGGATTCTTCCCTGTTTTTCGTGATGTATCCCAATTGTTCCAACTCCTTCAAATACTTCTGAACAGTCTCCCTTGAGCAGCCAAGGTGCTTTGCAAGGGTGGGGAGCGATGGGAACGGCATTTGACAGTTAGGGCCAACGTACCCGCGCAGGATGATGTATAGCAATCTCGCTGCCGGATGGAGATCCGCGTTGCGAACAAATGAGTTCTCAATGGAGAAACGCCACTCGCCTTTTTTCGTGATGCTATCGGTCATAATAAGTAAATGCCTCCCTTGTGTCTACCCCGCCAGAGCTTTCCAGCGGCACAAAGGAGGCAAAATAAATGGTTCAGACGGGTAGAATCGTCCATTGCCCGTGACAGGCAACGCGCACACCATACCCAAACGGAGCCGGAAAGCAAACCGAAACGCGACGCAACCATATTGCCAGCGTCGGGAAAATGGTTTCACTCAACACCCCATTTTCACCAGCCGATGAAAAGCCGGAATCCAGTAAAAACCAACCTTGCACCGTTGATTGAACGAATCAACACCGATTCGTGACCAAAAGCGCACAAAGCCCTTGCGCTATGTGTCCAGTGCGATACATTGCACCCATGAACAAGATCCAAACAAACAACGACGCATCCCGCGATGCAGGGCGGAAATTCACAGCGGTTGAGTCCCTGTTACTGATGACCGATGCGGGAATTGACCTCAATGAATTGATGTACTACATCCCAGATTCCGAATTCGCCATTGGTGGCACGTTCGACAAAATCTGCCGCCGCGCAGGATATGCGAGCGGAAAATCTGCCGCCAATGACCTGTACCTGTGGGGAGCAACCGTGAAGGACGCCGTGGAAACGATTGCCTTCACCGCCTAACACCCAACCATCCGAACTATGAAAATTACCGAGCTAACAGAGCAACAGGTTGAAAAGCTGGCCGCAAAGATGCCGCTTCCTCAGCTTTCAGAGGAGCACGAAATGTTCATTGTGCAGGAGTTTGTGAAGTCCAGAGCAAAGACGATTAGCTGCGTTTTGCTTGGGAAGTCTGATTTGTCACTGAAACGTGAAATGAGGGAATATATCAAATCCCGCCGCCAATCTCTGCGTTGGGATCAATTTTGCGAGCGCAATGCCTGCAAATGGGACGCGCATCGCGGTAAATATTTAGCCCTTTTGCCAGAGTAACAAAAACCAAACCCATTAACACTATGACCACACCAAAAACAACGCCCGCCGAGAGCGAATCGCGGCATACGCCGGAGCCGTGGATATTTGATCCCGATGCCGGAAAGGAAATTGCCATTTTCCAAGCAGAAGGCGGCCTTGCCATTTGTGATATCGTCACGACTACTGGAGAGGGATTCTACCGCCCCGATTCAGCAGCACGCGGAGAAGCAAACGCCGCCCGCATCGTAGCCTGTGTGAACGCCTGCGAAGGCATGTCCGGCCCCGTCGCAGAGATTGCCCGGCTCCGTGCTAGCAATGCGGAACTGCTGGAGGCACTCAACATTTTGCAAGCCAGCCCGAACGATCCCCGCTCGCATCGTCGGGCCTTGAATGCCCTTTCCAACGCGGGAGGTGCGCTGTGAGCATGACGCCGACAAAATGCTGCGAGCGAGTGTGGAGCAAAACAACATTTCCAAAGCTTTCCCCATGCTCATTTACTGCAAAAGTGGAGCGTGACGGAAAACCATACTGCAAAATTCACGACCCTGTTTTTATTGCCTCAAAACGCGAAAAGATGCTCGAAAAAGTTGATCGTGAAATAGCGGAAAGCATGGCGCGACACGAAATTGATAAAAAGCGGTTTGAAGCATACGCCGCCACCTACGGGCAAGGCATCGCGCCGGCTGCCGTGGCGGGTCTTTTGGAGGCGTTGGAGAAGTGCGCAAAGGCACTGGACTCAGGATTCCGCAAAAACATGCGGGATGCATCGGAAACCGCCCGCGCAGCACTGGCAAAAGCGAGGGGCGAGAAATGAACACGCGACTAAACCCAGACTCAGACGAGAACGCGGTCATGACCGCAGAAAACGAACGCTACAAATCGGCCATGCACCTGCAAGCGCAGCATGATGCCAGAATTGAGCATGATACCCTGTGCGAGATGGAGCAGCATGGCGGCGGATTCGTGCGGGCATTGGCAACGGCATATCGCTTTGCCGATCCTGACAACCGCCGACGCATCAAATCCGCGTTTCCAGAGATTTGGGAGCGATATTCAGAAATGGGGGCGCGATGAGTATGGAAAAACGAAACTCTCCCGCCGATATCTGCCTTCAAGGAGTCGGGACGTGGCTTTCTGTACCGAAAGAGCAAGCAATTGATTTTGATGGGTCTTATACATTCCAGCTTCGGATTGAAATTCGTGCACGGGTTTGCCCGTGGTGCGAGCAATCAACAGAATACATTCTTGCAAATAATCAGGTCATAAAAGGAATTGGCATGTCATCACTGCTTTACAACGGAAAACAATCGGATTGCTGCGAAAGAGACGAATGCAAACAAAGACAACGCAAATGGCACGAACAATGAACACCATCACCACCCGTTTCCTAACCGAACTTCGCGCACTACTCGCCAAGCGCGGGGCCGTGGACGCGTGCGCCAAGGCGATTGGCGTGAACCGCGAAGCTGTCAGCCGATGGAAGGCTGGCAAGCTCCTGCCTGGGTGCGAGAATACGCTCAGGATTTTGGAATGGATGAGCCTATCAGCGCAGAGCCGGATTTTGACGCCGATTGAACCAAAAACAGAACAGTAGTAAAACAATGAACATCGAAACCCATATCCGCCGCCTACGCTGGCCGACACAGCCGGAATACCATAAACTG